TTTAATGATGAGGAGGATAGTGAGGATCTGCCCGATGATTAAGCGCTTCGTACGTACTACTCCCTACGCGCTAGCATCATCTCCTACGATCCTTTTGTTACTTCGTAATAATATAGTTTATTAGATATATTATTAAGTTTTTATAAAATAGCTTCGCTTACGTTTAAAACTTCTAATCGAGTTTTTGTTTTCAATTGTATATTGAATACTATCGGAGAAGACACGTTTGTGCCGTTTGCAGTGCTCCAGAGCACTCTCCAATATGCTATCCTAGTCGGGCTAGTGACGAATGTACTAGAGTTATCTGCTAGGTATTCGTTATCTGATAGAACGGTACGAGGAGTAACACCAAAATGAGAAGCTGTAGTTCTTGAATGACTTAAAGTATTAGCTTTAGCATTCGCATAATTAGAACACATTAACTTATATTTACCACCTGGAAGTTGAGTAGATCCTGCACTTGTAGGAACTATAGTTACGGCACCCATAGCACTGTTATAAGGTATAATCTGGAGATATAACATATCTGATAGAGAAGCCGGGTTACAAGTAACTCGAATCGAAGAACTCATTACACGACTAGCGTTATATGGTTTTTGATCTCCTAGAAGCTGTTCTATCATATTACTATTCATAGTAATAGCGTTAGCTAGGGTTATTACACCTGTACGGTTAGTAGCCGCAACAAAGTCGGCAGTTGTATCAAGTGCATCAGCGGCACGGTTAGCATAGATATCAAAGTAACCGGTAGTATATACCCCTGCGGGTACATACCCCTGAAGAGCATAGTCTTGACGTATAGTCATACTTTTCGGCAGAACGTAATTACGGCCGAGGCGATAAGTGCTAATAGAGTTACGAGAGCCTTGAGCCCTCTTTTTGCGGTAAGCTTTGCGCTTGTTAGCCTTTTTGGCTTTGGTGTATCGACGGGAGACATTAGGCATTTTAATATATTAGACTTAGAAAATAAATTTCGTAATCTATATATAAATTATTTTATATTACTATAGTATTATAAAAAATGACGAGTAAAAGTTTCTGTTTTACTATTAATAACTGGACTGAAGAAGATGTTAAAATTCTTGATAATGTGATTTGTAATTATATCATATATGGTAAGGAAGTCGGAGAAAATGGGACCCCTCACTTACAAGGATATATTACTTTAAAAAGTGCTGTACGATTGTCAGGCCTAAAAAAAATACATTCTAAAGCCCACTGGGAAGTAGCGAAAACACGAGACGCGGCTATTAATTATTGTATGAAAGAAGGTAAATTTACTATAAGGGATTTGAGCAGTCAAGGAAATCGGACCGATCTGAGCGGAGCTATTGACTGTCTAAAAACAGGCGGTATTAAGAAGTTAGTCTTAGAACACCCTAGAGAGTTCGTAAAATACTCATCGGGGCTAGAGAAGTTAGCTATGAAGTATGTTAAGCCTAGAGATCCTAAAGAACCCCCGGTAATAACCTGGTTGTATGGCAAGACAGGAACCGGCAAGACTAGACAAGTCGTTGAAAAAGAACCAGATTTATGGATTTCTGGTAAGAATCTACAATGGTGGGACGGCTATGAAAATCAAGAAGCCGTTCTTTTTGATGACTTTAGGGGAGACTTCTGTACCTTTCATGAATTACTCCGTATACTAGATAGATACCCGTATAACGTTCAAGTAAAGGGTGGAACCCGTGTTTTTAATAGTAAAAGGATCTATATCACGAGCTGTTATAAACCTAATAAGGTGTATGATACTCGGGAAGATATAGGCCAGCTATTAAGAAGGTTGACATCTGTCACCGAAGTGAAAAGTTACAAAGCAGGCAATGTAACCGATGTCACCGAAGTGGTTGAGGTAATACTAGACTCAACCACTATAGAAAAGAAAATTTGTAATGAAAACATTATAAAAAATCCTCTAACGGAATTTAATGATGAGGAGGATAGTGAGGATCTGCCCGATGATTAAGCGCTTCGTACGTACTACTCCCTACGCGCTAGCATCATCTCCTACGATCCTTTTGTTACTTCGTAATAATATAGTTTAT